TGTAGCCAGCAGAAACGAGGCCGTCATGGCTGTCAGCTGCGACATCTGCCCCACCACCCAGCGGTCACTCAGGTCCTGCTCCTGGTCCGCCTCCGGATTGCCCGCAACGAAATTCACCGCATCCAGAAAACGGGCATACACCCGGCGGCGGACCACCGTGGCCCCCACCAGACTCTGCAGGTCCTCCGCCATCCCGGTGACAAGGCCAAACAGATTGGACACCGTCAGCGACGGGCGGGCACTGCTGCCCCGGCCGTTCATCTCAAAGCCGCTGCCGTCAATCGGGTATGCCTCATACTTACGCCCCTGCCAGGTGACCGGCTCCCCTTTTTCATTCAGCTCATTACAGAAAAAATACCGCTCACCACCCTGGGCCGTCAGGTCGATTTCCCAGAGTACCACCCGCGGTGACTGCTCTGACTTAACCGACTCGTTCAGACTTTCTTCGCGAATATCCTGCATCAGTTCACCACCTGCTTAAACTCCGCGCTGAACTCAACGCGCAACATCCCGACCCGCGCAGACCACCCGGCACAGGTCACCTTTATCTGCCGGTATGCATAGGGTGGCTTCCACAAAAATGCCTTCCAGCCCCCGTGCTCTGCCAGGAACGCTTCCAGATGCCGGGCCTCCTCCCGGGTCACGGAAAGCATCACCCTGTACGTCTTCAGGTCAGCATTCAGCCCTGCCGCCATACGCTGTGAGTACCCGTCACCAAAACGCACTTCACGCACCGACGGCTGCGAGTTCACCTCCATATCCGGCTTCACTTTCCAGCGAAAGGTTTTCATCGCCCGCTCCCTGATAACATACCGCCATCACGCAACTGCAGCCGGAGTTCATCCTGCGCCCCCTTACGGGCCATGTCATACACCGCCTTCATCAGCTGCGGCCCCGCCTGTCCGTTGATACCGTCGTTCTGAATCACCACGTGATTGTTCTGATTAAAATTAATACCTTCCGCCCGCCGCATCTGCGCCGGACTTCCGGCACCACCCACATAACCACCTTCCGCATAGCCGCGCATCAGGCGATAAAGATTCCCCACGCCAATCCGGCTGGTTGCCTCCTTCGTGAAAACAAACTCCCCGCGGTGAACTATCCCCGCAGGCTCATATTTGCCGCCCGTGCCCGTAAATCCGCCGGTCGCAAAATGAAAGTTCGCCGCCGCAGCCTCAATGGCCGTCCCCGAGGAAGCCGTTACACCACCTCCAACAACCCCACCAATGGCGCTGCCGATACGCCCGACAATGCCCACCATGGCCTGTTTAAGCAGGATTTCTGTCATCATGGACAGCACCGAACGGGTGAATCCCCGCCAGTCTGCCTCTGCACCGGTCAGCATCGCCGCCATATTCTGTGCAATACCGTCAAAAGTCTGCGTGGCCACACTTTTAACCTGCGAAAAACTGTCCGTCGCACTTTCCGCCCACTCACCCCAGCCGGACTTCAGACCGGCCAGCCAGTCACCGCGCAGCATGTCTTCATCCGCCCATGTCTGTTTCAGTGCCCCGGTGACCCGGGCCAGCGCCTGCGGATTATCGCCATACACGTCACGAAGACGCTGCGCTTCAGACTCCCGCTGCGCCTGACGGTCAGTGAGACCGCGGGCTTTTGCGCTGATGGCGGCCTGCTTCGCGCTCTGTTGCTCTTCAAACCGTGCTGCCTGCTGTGCAAGTTCATTCAGGCGTTTCTGGTGCTCCACCTTGTCGCCCAGCTCAGCCAGCTGGCGTTTGTACTCCAGCGTTTCTTTCTCATGAGCCAGCAGGGATTTTTCCTGCCCGGATAACTGCCGTTTCGTGGCAGCCTCTTTCAGGACCGCATACTGACTTTCCGCTTTCCATAAATCACGGCGCTGCCGGCTGATTTTCTCATTCGCACCGCTGTGCTTCTCCAGCGTCCTGAGCTCAGCTTCAAGGGCAAGCAGAGCCTCTCTTGCCTGCTCCTCTTCCCTCTCCCCGGCAGAGCGCGTTTTCGGTGATGTATGCTTTTTACCTGTCAGCTCTTCAGCCAGACGGCTGACGGCTTCCTGCTGCCCAGGACCTTTGCTGACGCCTGTTGCACGCGAGCGGTTGATGTACCCCATTTCCCCCTGGCGTATACGCGCATCCCGTTCCGCAATGGATTTTCTCAGCGCCAGTTCATCGCGTTTTGTTTTCTCAATAAATACGCGGTTCTCTTCTGCCAGTTCACCAAACAACGCACCAACGCCGGGCACATTCTTTGTCGTTTCCCAGGCTGACTGAATAAATTCAGCCAGCGCCAGATCCCCCTGCACAAGCAGCAGCTTCACTTGTTCAACGGTTCCGGCCACCACGTCAGTGATCAGACTGAGTGCCCCCAGTGTATGATCACCTATCCATGCCCATGCGTCAGAAGTCCAGGTTTTAACATCGTCCCAGATTTTTTCCACCGGCGTGGCCGCTTTATCAAGTTGCTCCAGACGTGCATTCATGACATCCGCAAACAGGGACATCGCCTCCGTCACCGCAGCCTGTTTACCTTTCGTGCGCTCAAGCTCATCAATATGGCGTAACTGGGAAACGCTCAGGAAGTTATACTGCTGATTCAGGGAGGCCAGCGCCTTCACCGGATCTGCTGCAATCCCTTCAAAGGCTTTTTCCACCTTCCCGGCATCGTCCCCCACCGTCTGCAGCCATCTCTGAGAGGTTTCCCCCATGATCCGTAGCTGCCCGGCGGTATATTTCCCGCTTTCTGCCAGACGGGCCAGATTTTCTGCCGCCTGTCTGATACCACCACCGGCTTCATCGCTGATCACCCCGGCCATTTTCCACAATTCTGCCGTTGTGGTGGCAGCCGCCCCTCCGGTCAGGATCAGTGAACGCAATAAGGCCCGGTCAGCCTGCTCTGCCTGCCAGGCGGCGGCAGCAAGCGCGGCCAGTACGGCAACCCCGCCACCTGCCGCCACACGGGCCACCGACATAAATCGTCCCAGCTCACCGGCATTCCGGGCATTTTCAGCCAGTGCATTTGCCGTATCTGACAGCGACTCCTCTGATGATTCAGAGGCATCCCTGATCCCGAGAAGTTCCTCCTTCAGCAGGGTAAGCAGGCTGAGCGGTCCACCGAATGAATCGCTGATCTGCCCCCCCTGCTGCAGCATGATAAGGAAGGGATTCTGACCACCGGCAAGCTGAGTGACAATATCCGTGAACTGTGCGGGCAGTGTGCGCATGGCAGCCTTATACTGTCCGACTGATATCCCGGCTTTTTGTGCAGCCAGCGCCTGTCGGCTCAGCCCCTGTTCAACAGTACTGGCGGTTTTTCTGGCATCCGCCTCCAGACTGGAAAAATGACGGCGTACCCGGGCCATCTGTTCATCAAACCGGGCCGCATCCAGACTCAAATCAATAACCAGATCACCCGCTGGCTGGGACATATCTCACACCTCCGGAAATCCCCGCTGAAGCCATCATTAATGCAACATCATCCTCGCTGACATCCACCACATCCGCAGAAGGTGAAATATCGCGCCCTCCGTCCCCTCCGAACCGGACGCCTCCGGCAACTCCTGTCGCTTTCTGCATCAGCATTTCTTCCTCGTCCGGCATCTCCGTCTGCTCTTCCTCACACGCTGGAGCAAGCAGACTGAAATCCGCCGGATGCATATCCGGATCGCCAAAAAACAGGCTGAGTACGGCGTACATCAGCCCGGAAAAATGAGCGTCCAGTTGGGTATCCTGAAAATAATGCGTGCAGTAAAAACGTCGCCAGTCGGCATATTCGGTGGATGTCATCCCGGCAAGCATGGCGCGCCAGTCGGGTCTCCCCATCTCTCGCGCCAGTTTCAGGACAAAGTTCAGCTCGCCTTCGAATGCTTTTTTGATGTTACCGGCTCAGTCGCTTCTGCTTTCCCGGTTTGTTCAGGATCGGCATCGTGCCGGTTATCCAGCATACCTGAAAGATAAAGCACCCGGTTCGTTGCCTGATTCAGTGCATCAGCAGGCCATCCCAGCATCACTTCACGGCGGATCTGCTGCATCTCTGTCTCCGGAGAGGCCAGAGTGCCTTTGAGGGAATGGGAATGCCATAGCGACATCGCCACAAGCAGGGATGCCGTTTCCAGATATCGCTGGTTAATGTGCACGACATCATGCTTCGTTGTCTCCTGTTGTTCTGCGTCTGAAACAAACTTTATATAATCAAACCGCTGCAGCGCAGACAATTCGGAAAGCGTGACGGACACACCGTTATATTCAAATTGTTCTGTTTTCAGAAACATGTATTACCTCCGTTTACCCTGCAGCGCCCGCTTCAGTAACGGTGACTTCAGCCACTGCGGCGAACTGACCATTTCCGCTCACCACAGGGATCTGCACCTTACCTGTCGCCACGCCGTTTACCGTAATTGTCATATCTTTCACACTAATGGTGGCTTTCGACGGATCGGCGGAAACCGCTCTGAACGTCTTGTCGGTTGCACTTTCCGGCTCAAAAGAAACCGTCAGGGTGGTTGTTTTCCCTTTTGCCACCGTACCGGATGTCGGCGTCACCTTAATCGCAGTGACCGGCGTAATTTTGCTGCGTTCTTCCGCTACAGAAGGTTTGCCCACGTTGGTCACTTTCACCGTGCGGGTGATCACTTCTTTCGCCGTCACGGCCTTACCGATACTGCTGACCCAGCCACGGAACACATCCACCGTGCCATTTGGGAAACGGATTTTATAGGCCCGCACATCCCCGCTTTCAAACCAGCCTATAAGCCCTTTCTGACTTTCTTCTCCCGGTTTCCAGGCCAGCGTAAAACTGGTATCTCCTGCAGACTTCTGCCCCTGCCCGGTCGCGGTCCAGTCCGCGTCTTCATCATCCAGGTAGTTATCATCGTAGGGTTCTGCCGTCATCTCGCCCGGCGTCAGATCCTTCACCTTAGCCAGTCGCTGCCAGTCATCGTCTGACAACGGGTTTGCATAAGCATCACCCTTGCCGTTGTAAACCCACAGAGTGGTACCGGCACCTTTTACCGGCTCAAGGGGATTTGGTGTTGCCATATCGTCCTCACATCTCGTATGTAATGGAATAAGTCAGATCTGCAGAACTCCATAACGCCATATCGTCATCACGACGATACTCATAGCCCTGCGTAACCATCGTGGTAATCAGTCCTGCCAGTGCCGGGATATCGCTCATCACCGGATAAATCCGGGACTCCATCCACGCATCCAGCTCTGAATCCGGCACCTGAGCAGGCAGGAAAACTTCAATATGCAGCTCCGCCTGCCAGGTATCGCTGTCCAGCTCTTCGCCCGTGTATTCAGCGCCGGTGAGATAAACAGCAATTGCCGGAAAATCCGCCTCATCAAAAACAGCGGGGCGACCATCAAAAAGCGTCGCCCCGGTGTCATGCTTCTCCAGTGCATCCAGTACGGCTGCACGGAGTTCAGTATGTTTCATCGCTTTATTACCATTCTCAGTTGATGCTGCAGCGCATAGCCCAGCTCTTTCGGAAGACGTTCACGCCGTATCCGTTCAATATTCTGTTTAAACGCCGTGGTAAGCGGCACCGCCATCGGGATTTTCACCACATCAATGGGGTAACGGTTTTTCCCGGCCACACGCTGCATGACATGCCACCGCCCATTTTTCAGTTGCTGAATAAACGCGCCGGGAATACGACGGTTTCCCACCACAAGCACGCTGCCGCCACCTTTCAGGGATGAACGCTGCCCCTTTTTACGACGCCTGCGTCGGGACAGGACAACCCGCGCATTCCCCAGCTTGATTACGGGCAAATCCCCCCGGTTAACCTTGATTCTGGCCTGCGGATTTTTAACCGTGGCCCTTTTCAGCCTGGCCCTTTCCTTTACCAGTTTCCGGCGTACCTTTGTCTCACGGGCAACCTGTGACGCAGACTGCGATATCGCGGATGAAGCAACGCGGTTAATGGCCATTGCTGACGCACCGGGCACCGCCGTTTTGCTGATACGGCTGAGGTTTTCAACGGCCTGCTCAAGACCTTTTATGGCCATACATCCCCCTTTCAGCGGCGACGGTTAACGGCAGGCGGCACGCCACGCCCAAGCCAGAGATGACAGCTTCCGCCATCATCCGGCGAAATCCGGTCTATCCAGAAGTTTTCCTCACCGATGGTCAGCGTGTCTCCACGCCGCAGTTGCCGCACATCATCAGTCCGGACAAACAGGGACGGGCTGGAGCCTTCAACGCGCACGCCCTGTCCGGCATAGCTGATATTTTCAGGGTCATCAAAAACACCACGTATTACTGCGCCGGACTGCTCACCGGATGTCATGGTGGCTGACGTTCCCATGTACCCGCGTATCGTTTCATCGGCGCGGGCAATGGCAGCATCGAACAGGTTATCGAAATCAGCCACAGCGCCTCCCGTTATTGCATTCTGGCCAGGCCACGTTCTGTCATTTCGGCTGCCACACCGGCAGAGACACGAAACGCCGTTCCCGGCAGCACAAATGCCACAGCCTCATCCCGCGTGGCGTGAAGTGCATCAGTATGCAGCGTCACCAGTGCCACAACCGTGACCAGATCAGCCGTATCAGTCACGGTATCCGGCTGCGCTGATACAACCTCATTTTCATGTCCGGTCAGCGCATTTTCCGGGCTGACAGACGTGTCCTGACCGGCTGCGTCATCCGTGTCATCAAGCTCCTCTTCCAGCTCTGCCACACGGAGCGCCAGTTCTTCTTTCGTCCCCGTCAGGCTGACATCACGGTTCAGTTGTTCACCCAGCGAGCGGAGACGGGCAATCAGTTCATCTTTCGTCATGGACTCATCCACAGAGAAACAATGGCCCCGAAGGGCCATGATTACGCCAGTTGTACAGACACGAACTCATCAGGGTCAGCCAGCAGCATCAGCGGTGCTGACTGAATCATGGTGAACTCTCGCGCCGGATCGCCGGTAGTCACCCAGTTTTTCGGGTAACGGGCAGAGGCGTTAATGCCTTCGCGCTGTGCGTCCGCATCCTGAATACAGCCATAGGTACGCAGACCGCGTGCCTGAGTGTTCCCCAGCACCATCGTGTTGTCCGGCAGGAAGTTCTTTTTGACGCCGTTTTCCACGTACTGTCCGGAATACACGACGATGGCCACATCGCCATACATTCCCTTATAAGACACCGCTTTGCCCAGGTCTTTTACCGCTGTCTCCAGCTCGGAATGAGAGCCGCGACGGGTATCCAGCTTATCCCTGACGGCTTTGAAGGAACGGAACAGCGCCCATCCTTTCGGATCAAACACGATGATATTCACCACGCCGCTGGCGTTCAGCGCGTAGGCTTCGATATCGTCGGTCGGGTCATACGTGGACTTGTCACGCTTGCTCCACTCCGTGCCACCGGACTGTGTGATGTTGTTTGCCGCACTGCGGCCCATATCCACCTCAACCGGATCAAAGGCTTCACCGGTCATGGTGTATTTGCCCTTAAGCACGGCAGAAACTGCCTGCATCTCTTCGACCTGGGCAATGGCCAGCTCTTCGTCACGCATGTTCTGCATGATGATGCGACGGCGGCGGTAAGCCGGGTCCGCCAGATTCTGCGGATCTTCATCCGGCAGGCGACGCAGGGTCATCTGCGGATTCACCTCATGCTTCGGCTTGACATATCCCGGCGTAAATTCAGAGGTGGAGCCGCCACGGGAACGGATAACCTCACCGGAAACAATCGGCGAAACGTACAGCGCCATGTTTACCAGTCCCGGAATTTGTGAGAGATAGACTTTCTCCGTGGTGAAGGGATAGCTCTCACGGAAAAAGAGACGCAGAAACAGCGGATCAAACTTAAATTTCTGCTCATTTGCCGCCAGCAGCTGGGCGGTTGTGTACATCGACATAAAAAAATCCCGTAAAAAAAGCCGCACAGGCGGCCTTTAGTGATGAAGGGTAAGGTTAAACGATGCTGATTGCCGTTCCGGCAAACGCGGTCCGTTTTTTCGTCTCGTCGCTGGCAGCCTCCGGCCAGAGCACATCCTCATAACGGAACGTGCCGGACTTGTAGAACGTCAGTGTGGTGCTGGTCTGGTCAGCAGCAACTGCAAGAATGCCAACGGCAGCACCGTCGGTGGTGCCATCCCACGCAACCAGCTTACGGGTGGAGGTGTCCAGCATCAGCGGGGTCATTGCAGGCGCTTTCGCACTCAATCCGCCGGGCGCGGTTGCGGTATGAGCCGGGTCACTGTTGCCCAGCGGCTGGTAATGGGTAAAGGTTTCTTTGCTCGTCATAAACATCCCTTACACTGGTGTGTTCAGCAAATCGTTAACGGCATCAGATGCCGGGTTACCTGCAGCCAGCGGTGCCGGTGCCCCCTGCATCAGACGATCCAGCGCAGTGTCACTGCGCGCCTGTGCACTCTGTGGTGCTGCGGCCAGAATACGGCGGGCCGTTTCCACGGTCATACCGGGGGTTTCGGCCAGCACGCATGCCTGTTCTTCGCGTCCGTGAGCCTCCTCACAGTTGAGGATCCCCATAATGCGACTGTTTTCTGCCGCAACCGCTGCGGTGATCTGCGCGTTCACGTCCGGCTGCGCAGCGCTGGCGTTTTCGCCCTCCGTCGCTTGCACCACGCCAGTAACGTCAGCCTGCGAAGCAGTGGCTGAAACAGTTGTTGATTGAGTCTCTTTGGTCATTCGCCCTCCTGAGAGACGGGATTTACGTGCATCCAGTGCATCACGCATGACGGTGATCGCATCGGTACTGTTCACAAGTTCATCAGCCAGTCCGGCATCAATGGCCTCCTGACCGCTGTACACTGCAGCCTCGGTATCCAGCACAGCCTGCACGGACAGGCCGGTATATGCCGACACCTTCTGTGCAAACATCCGGCGGGTTGCATCCATCCGGGACTGCAGTGTTTCCCGGACATCATCCGGTAGATGGCTGTAGGGGTTGCCATCCACCTTATGGCTGCCGCTGTAAATCAGCGTGATTTCCACGCCCTGTTTCTCCAGCGCAGCACCGTAATTACTGTGAGCCATCATGACGCCGATGGAGCCTGTCCGGGCGGTCTGCGTGACCAGACGCCGGGAGGCGGCGCTGGCAAGCAGCTGACCTGCACTGCAGTTCATGTCGTTGGCCAGCGCCCATACCGGTTTTATGTCTCGCACACGGGCGATGATGTCAGCACAGTCAAATGCTCCCGCCACCATCCCGCCCGGTGTGTCCATATCCAGCAGAATGCCGTCCACCATCGGATCGCTGGCAGCCTGTTGCAGACGGGCGATAATGCCGTTGTAACCGGTCATTCCCGAATACGGCTGCAGCGCCCGCGTCCGGCTGACCAGCGTACCGGACACCGGCAGCACGGCGATGCCGTTCATGACCTGATAACTGCGGGCCTGTCGTGGTCCGTCATCATCACCGGATAACGCCAGCGCCGCGGGTGCCTCTCCGGCAGTCAGGCTGTCGCCGGATACTGCATCCGTCAGGCGGCTGATCCCAAGCTGGCCTGCAAGCGCACAAAAGAAAACCCGCGCATAGGCGGGTTCAAGCATCAGCGGCTCATTAAAAGCCATGCTGGCAATATGCGGGAGATTACGCAGCTCTGCTGTCACTCTTCTCCTCCTCTGTTGATTGTCGCAGCCCGGATTCAAATGCCGCAGCCGCCCAGGCGGGCGGTTTAAGACCGGCTGCGCGGCGCTCCATCGTTTCACGGACCTGCTGGGCAAAAATTTCCTGATAGTCGTCACCGCGTTTCGCGCACTCTTTCTCGTAGGTGCTCAGTCCGGCTTCTATCAGCATCACCGCTTCCTGAACTTCTTTCAGACCATCGATGGCCATACGACCGGAGCCTATCCAGTCGCAGTTCCCCCAGGCACTGCGGGCTTCCTGAAAGCTGAAGCGCGCTTTTGAAGGTAACGTCACCACGCGGCGAACGATGGCCTCTTCCAGCCAGCACAGAAACATCTGGCTCGCCTGACGGGATGCGACGAATTTTCGCCGCCCCATAAAGTACGCCCACGACTCGTTCGCACTGGCCCGTGCCGTGGAGTAGCTCATCTGGGCGTAATTCCGGGAAAGCTGCTCATACGAGACACCCAGCCCGGCAGCGATATACCGCAGCAGTGACTGCTCAAACACGGAGTAGCCGTTATCCGTGTCCTGAGCCGTCTGCAGGTTCAGTGAGTCCCCCGGCATCAGGTGCGGCACTTTTGCGCCTCCCAGACGGACCGGTGCTGCGGAGTAATACGCGGCAATTTCACCAATCCAGCCGGTCAGCCTTTCCCGCTGCTCCTGACTGTTCGCGCCCAGAATAAAATCCATCGCTGACTGCGTATCCAGCTCACTCTCAATGGTGGCGGCATACATC